AAAGTCTCATGAGTAGTCAACCTACACGCAAATTTAAGGTCATGCTCATAAGCAATCCTAATCTTGTTTTGTTCAGACGAAGCAACAGAATTAATCATCTTCTCCATTCCATATAATTTAAATAATCCAAGATATTTCATCTTATAGTAAGTAGGAACAGAATCAGCCGCATTATCCCAAACCATAGATATCAAGGTTTGCAAGGGAATAGTCTTCTGATAGTGCAAAGTAGATGTTTGAATTTCTCCTGCAGAAATGGATACCTTACCAGTTTTCTGTACTTGATCAAACAATTTTCCTGATGGAGGTTCCTTTAACTCAGTTGCAATACCTTCTTTCAGAATAATACCTGTATCAGGTTCGGAAACGAATGGAACAGAAATGTCATCAACACACCACCTAGTTCCAGTACCTTTACCTTCATACGCTTTACCTATCAATGGAACATTATTGACGTCGTCAAGTTCATTATCGGTAGTAATAGTAACTGATTGGTTTTGAAACTTCAACTTACTCAAAGAATCAATCTCAACTTGACACTTATTCATTGCAATTACCAATCCACCAACATGTGAACCAAGTGGACGATAAAACACTCGATGAATAGAAAATTGAGAGCCCTTCGCAACAAAAAAAGCATTAAAGTATTGAGCAATATCTTCTTGAGTTTGGCCAGCAGAATAAGTATAAATCCTCTGATTAAACGTAATTCCTGGGTCAATACTATCACGGAACTCGACATTCCAAGTGTCTCCAACGGCGACATCTTGGGGGGGACCATCCCATTTAGGATTCAATTTGTTCGAACGAATCAAAATCATTTTAACTAAAGCACGCCAAAATGACTTCTTAACCATTGAACTGGGGCAGGTTGCATGACCAATATAATAAGCATCATCTGCAGTTACTACACCGCCATACTCCGAGCAAACTTGTACACCATACTTCATAATCTTACTCAACGCCGTAACAGGTTTGTTGTTAGATCCCACACTAGCGGAATGGCCGGAAACAGGAATATTACGAGTCTTCGTAGAATAACTACGACCTGTCTTAGCTTTCTTAGCAACCTTTCCCTTCTGCGGGGTCTTGGGGGGGGTACGAGAACGTGGACGAGAAGGTCCAGAATCAATCTGCATTTGTCGACTACGAGAAGTAGACCTCGAACGAGAACGGGCCATAACAGTATCTTTTTCAGGAAGAGAAGATTTCCTAAAATAACCTTGTAAACCAACTGCTGCCGCAGCTAAACTTCGTTTGAAACCTTTTCCCCAATTATGTTTGTAAAATTTGTAATCAGCTTTCTTCAAATTTCTTTTAAGAGCATATGCTCTATCATGTTCCATCGCAGTACGATCAAATTCATCAATAGGTTTCACTCTAGATTTCGCTACACTACTTCGAAACTTACCACCTGACCATCCTGGACCAACATAATTTCCATGATATTTCCAATATCTCAATCGACGATAAGTAGGGGCCATCTTTTATAGAAAGAGAGGGAACATTAAAATATATATATTTAAATTAAGGGTGAGCCATGGGCCGCCTTGCTGTAAGTAATACTAGGCGGCTCACTCTCTACCCTACCCTGATTTTCCCTAGCCCTAACTATTGTTTGGTCTACATGGGGGGGAGGGCGGTCCCCCCCAAGACCCCCACCGCAATAGCACCTCTTAACCTTCGGCCGCGGTAGGCGCATATTCTATAACTATCAGGTGGGCGTTCTGACACCATAGGTGTTGTGCAGTAGCCGTACAAATACACCCAAGGTTAGGGGTTTGTTTGTTTGTTTGTTACCCCTTTATTACTACTAAAACTAACAAGCCTCTGTTTGCTTTCGGTTACACGCGACGTGTCTGTTTGTTGTTTTCGGTTGAACAAGTGGCTTGCGTAAATTAGATATGTGGAATCCGGTGGCTTGTCAACGCCACATGGATTACACCTTGTTTGTGGCGTATTCCGCCAGGGTATAAATAGGGCGAGCAAATGAGCCGTCTTTCATTCTTGTGAATGCCAACTGTTACTGCTCAAGCCCGCTACTGGTTACTAACTATACCCCATTATGCCTTTATCCCGTTTCTTCCGCCCAATGTCGCCTATATCAAGGGACAACTCGAGTCCGGTTCCGAGACCGGATACACCCACTGGCAGGTCTTGGTTATTCTCAAACGCAAGCTTAGACTGGGTGGACTCAAGGAACTATTCGGGCCCACCGTCCACGCCGAGCCCAGTCGGAGTGACGCTGCCAACGACTACGTCTGGAAGGAGGAGACTCGAATCGCCGGAACCCAATTTGAATTGGGTACTGCCCCCCTCAGTCGAGGTCGTACTGAAGATTGGGTTGCCATCAAGGAGCACGCAAAACGTGGACGGTTGGATGATATCCCGGGAGACATCTTTGTTCGAAATTACGGGAACCTCAAGCGAATCGCTACGGATTATTGCGAACCGGTTGCTATCGAACGGACAGTTTACGTGTTCTGGGGACCAACTGGTGTCTGCAAGTCCCGAAGGGCCTGGGCAGAGGCCGGTCTTGACGCGTATCCTAAAGATCCACGCTCGAAGTTTATGGACGGGTACCGAGGTCAGGAATCTGTTGTTATCGATGAGTTCCGTGGAGATATTGACGTGGGACATGTGTTACGATGGTTCGACAGATACCCTGTCATTGTTGAAGTTAAAGGTTCGTCCGTGGTGCTGAAGGCCAAAACGATCTGGATCACTTCCAACTTGAGTCCAGATCAATGGTATCCACTATTGGACGATATGACGCGTGCTGCACTTATGCGACGCTTAAATGTAACTGAATGCCCTCTTAATTTGTACTAATAAAAGGATTTATTCAAAGATTCGATTCGAACAACTGAGTTGTCAACAAAGTCTCATGAGTAGTCAACCTACACGCAAATTTAAGGTCATGCTCATAAGCAATCCTAATCTTGTTTTGTTCAGACGAAGCAACAGAATTAATCATCTTCTCCATTCCATATAATTTAA